GAGTTTGGACAACTACACTTGGAGAATACTCAAGATGCTGAAGTACTTATTTTATCTGGTGATATTTGTACTGCTTGCGATATTCGTGTTACCGATAGCATTCTTTCTAGTGCTAAAACTGATCGCTATCTTGAGTTTTTTACTGCTTGCTCTCGGAACTTCCCTCATGTTGTTTATGTTATGGGTAATCACGAGCACTATCATGGTGACTATGCTACTTCTGCAGGCATTCTAAAAGATGCACTAAAGCATCTACCAAATATTCATGTTCTAGACAAAGAAGTATTCACTCTTGGAGATTATGTATTTCTGGGTGGCACTCTTTGGACTGATATGAATAATGAAGATGAGATGACCATGAATCATGTTCAGCGTCGTATGAATGACTTTCAAATCTGTGAGAACAGTAATGAGATGGTCAACTACAGAGTGTGGGATACAAAGGAAGATGACACCAAGACTGTAAAGTTTAAGACTCGTCCTGCAACCCTTTCTCCACGACATGTGATTGAAGACCACAAAGCGATGCTGAAGTTTATTGAGACTAATTACAATATGACTCCTCCATGGATGACAACCATTGTAGTTGGGCATCACGCACCAAGTAAGGGTTCTGAGCATCCTCGTTACAAGCACGATAAACTGATGAATGGTGCATACAATTCTCGTTTGGATCAATTCATTATGGATCGTCCAGGAATCAAACTGTGGACTCATGGTCATACTCATGAAGATTTTGACTACATGATTAAGGGATGCCGTGTTGTTTGCAATCCACGTGGTTACATTAACTATGAAGATCGTGCAGATCGTTTTCAACTAAAGGTGGTGGAAGTATGAGTAAAACTAATTGGACTATTGAAGTACAAGAGGATCCCGAAACTGGAGATAAGATCTTGGAATTCCCAGACGATCTTATGGAAAGTGCAGGCTGGAAAGAGGGAGATGTCCTTGAGTGGATTGATAACAAAAATGGTAGCTGGACGTTAAGGAAAAAAGATGATAACACAGAACAAGATGCAACAAGCAGTTGAGGATATCCAAAACAAAATCTGCCCAAACGAGATGGAAGAAGCAGTTGTATTTTTGTTTACGGAAATCACCAAACTAAAACACGAGAATGAAAATTTAAGAGAAACTATTAAACAATTGAACTGGTCACTACAGGAGCACGACTAATGCCTAAATTTACTTTTATTTGCGAAGATGATCCAATGCCTTTTAGCGAAGGTATTGTAACAAAGCGTACTATTGAGTTCGATGCAGTAGCACTCAATGACGTTGTGTCAGAATTTGAATTATTCTTACGTGGAGCAGGATTTAATCCACCTGGTATTCTAGATTTTGTTACAGAAGATGAATATTATGGTACTGGTCCAGAGTGGAACACTGAAGAGTGGGATACTCCACAAGATAATCTTCCAGATTTTCCAATCACAGATGATAAATCTTCTTACTATTTTGATACGGAGCGTAACAAATGACTAAAGTTTTCACAGACGTAGCAGTTTTTCTCAAAGCATGTGGTCAAGATTGTCCAGTTACACCAAGTCCACAAAATGAATTGTCAAAATTATACTTAAAACTCATCCATGAAGAGTATGCAGAGTTTAAAGAAGCACTTTTAGATGACGATGATGTTGAACAACTTGATGCTTGCTTTGATATGATGTGGGTTATCATCGGATATATGAAATCTCGTGGTTGGGATTGTGAAAATTCGTGGGATGAGGGTGCTTTAAGCAATCTTGCAAAGATTGACAAAGTAACTAACAAGGTTATTCGTCGTGAAGATGGCAAAATCCTTAAACCAGAGGGTTGGAAACCACCTAATTTCACCAAATTCGTGAAATGACTTGACTTTAATGTGGTTTTGAGGTATAATATTATTATGATTACACTTTACTTAGACATGGATGGCGTGCTTTGCAACTTTGACAAAGCATATCGTTCTTTACGCACTCATGCAGCCGACGGAAAACGATTTCGTGCAGCTGTAATGGACTTTCACATCTTTGAAGATCTGGAATTTATGCCAGACACACAAGAATTACTGACTTATGTCAGTAAACTTGAGCATATTCACATTGAAATTCTTACTTCAATGGGAACTTTTGATGTTCAACAAGGAAATGCAGCAAAATCACAAAAACAAAAATGGTTAGACAAGTGGAACATCCCTTACAAAGCGAATTTTGTGCGTTCAAAAGAAGAAAAATCTAAATTTGCACATGATCGAGCAATTTTAGTTGATGATTCTATTGGTTGTATCACACCATTTACTGCTAAAGGTGGTCACGGTATACTTCATACTAGATCTACTGACTCAATACAACAAATTCACGATACAATTCGTGGAATCATGGGGTTGAATGCCCTACGAGGTGCTTATGCTTGATATTTTTAGACCCACTTTAGAATGGATTCGTGATGACTGGTATTCTAGTAAGTTTCGTTTTATTGTTGAGTTGCTGGCTTGGGCTATTAGTATTGGTTGTTCAATTACTATGGCTGCAACAGTCCCTAACCCTCCGCTACTTGTTCTTTATCCTATCTGGATTACTGGTTGTGCTCTTTATGCTTGGGCTAGTTGGACTAGGAAATCATTTGGGATGCTGGCTAACTACTTGTTATTGGTAACTATTGATATTATTGGTTTAGTTCGGATGCTATGAATATATTTTATCTTCACGAAGATACTAAAGAATGCGCAAAACAACATCTTGACAAGCATGTGGTCAAGATGATTCTGGAATATGCACAACTTCTCTCAACTGCTCATCGTCTTCTTGACGGATATGAGTATGAGGGTAAGTCTATTTCTGGTCGAAAAGCCATGCGATGGAAATTAGCTGACCAGCGTGAAGATAATTTGTATATGGCTTCACATATGAACCATCCATCTGGTATCTGGTGTCGTCAGTCATTAGATAATTACTGGTGGTTATATAATTTGTGGCGAGATCTGATGCGAGAATATACATTTCGTTATGGTAAACATCACGTTGCTGAAAGATTGATTCCGTTTCTTTCCAACCCACCAACAAATATTCCCGTTGCGATTGCAGATCCAATGCCACAGTGCATGCCTGAACAATATAAAGTTCCTGGAGATTCTATTAGAGCGTATCACAATTATTATATCGGTGATAAACAAAGATTTGCTGTTTGGACAAATCGTGCAATCCCAGAATGGTATGCTACTGCATATCGAGAACAAAATCACAAAGCTATATACATTAAAGAACAAAATAAAGTTCGCTTTAAGATGATTCCCGCATAAATACTAATGTAAAGAGTTATAATGCCAACATACGAATTTAGAAATAAACAAACAGGTAATGTGACTGAACATATTATGCGCATCTCTGAACGAGAGCAATTTATTTTAGACAATCCACATTTAGAACAAACGATTACCATAGCTCCAGCTTTTGCAGGAGATCACGTATCTCTTAAAAGAGATACAGGCTTTAAAGAGGTATTACAAAAAATCAACGAGCGTAATCCGCACAACGATTTAAGTAAAACGTCTTCACAATTATAATAAAGGTAACCATGGCTCGAGTAACGGCAAAATCTAGACAACCAGATAATGTTCAAAGTGAAACTACCCCAAGAAAACCAACAGCAACAGGAACCCATCTTAAATTACGTTTAGACGATTTAAAAACCTTTGATCCACTAACAGATAATCAAAAGATATTCTTTGATGCATATAAACGTGGTGATTACTTTGTAGCATTGCACGGAGTTGCAGGTACTGGTAAAACATTTATTGCTCTGTATAAAGCAATTGAAGAAGTGATGGATAAATCAAATCCATTTAATAAAATTATTGTGGTACGTTCAGCAGTACAATCTCGTGAGATTGGTCATCTTCCAGGTGACGTGAACGAAAAGATGGAAATCTTCCAACAACCTTATCGTCAAATTTGCGAAACTCTTTTTGGTCGCAAAGATGCGTGGGATCGTTTAGAAGAACAAGGTCATATTAGTTTTATCTCTACATCTTTCATTCGTGGTATGTCATTTGATGACGCAATTATTATTGTTGATGAGATGCAGAACTTAACCTTTGAAGAAATTGACACAGTTATGACTCGTGTTGGTTATCGTTCAAAGATTATCTGGTGTGGCGATTACCGTCAGACCGACTTGAATAAAAAGAAAAACGACATGTCTGGAATCTTGAAATTCTTTGACATTGCTATGCATATGAGTTCATTCACTAAAGTTGAATTTACTCCTGATGATATTGTTCGTTCTTCTCTTGTTAAAGAATATATTTTAGCCAAACTTAAAATAGAAGATCAGGAAACAAAATGATTACAGCAGAACAATTTAAAAAGTTATTCCCAAGAGCACAAGACCATCAGGGATGGGCTAACTCTATGAATGAAGTTTTCCCAACGTATGATATTAATACACCTCATCGTGTTGCAGCATTTCTTGCTCAATGTGGTCATGAGTCTGGTGGTTGGACTACTTTTGAAGAAAACCTAAACTACTCTGCAAAGGGTTTGAATGGTATCTTTAAAAAGTATTTTCCCACACTTGAATCTGCTGTGCCATATGAACGTAAGCCAGAAATGATTGCCAATAAAGTTTATGGTGGTCGTATGGGTAATGGTCCAGAATCATCTGGTGATGGTTGGAAGTATCGTGGACGTGGTCCGATTCAGCTTACTGGTAAAGCAAACTATATGGCGTTTGCCAAAGAAATGTTTGATGACTGGGAAAATCTTTTTGAGAATCCAGATTGGGTTACTGCAGATCGTGACTTTGCTCTTATGTCTGCTATTTGGTTTTGGAATAAGAATGGTTTGAATCGCTACGCAGATCAAGGTGATATTAAAACTATGACTCGTATTATCAATGGTGGTTACATTGGTCTTGAAGATCGCATTCACCACTATGAGGAAGCAATTCACTTACTTACATAATGAAAACATTTATACATCATGATCTACCCAAACTTGAACGTGACACAAAATCTGATGGTACGAGATTATACAAAACCCCATCAGGTAAATCCTATCCCTCCGTTACGACAGTTACAGGATTGCACTCAGCAAAGGGGATCATGGAATGGCGAAACAGAGTCGGAGAAGCAGAAGCCAACCGAATCTCTGGAAGAGCCAGTGCGAGAGGCACAAGAATCCACCAACACTGCGAAGACTTTCTCCTTGGAGAACATGTTGAGCCAGATATGTTTGATGCAGAGATGTTCAACTCAATCAAACCCCTGCTTGACCAAGTCGACAACATTCACTGCTTGGAAGATGCGTTATATTCTGACCACTTACAAGTCGCTGGAACAGTGGACTGCATCGCAGAATTCCAAGGTAAACTTAGTGTTATAGATTTTAAAACATCAAGCAAACCAAAAGATCGTGATGATATTCATAACTACTTTATGCAGACTGCAGCTTATGCTGTTGCATTTGAAGAACTAACAGGTATTCCTATTGGCAGACTTGTAATCATTATGGCAGTAGACAATGATGATCCTCGTTGGTTTATTGAAAAGCGAGATAATTGGATTGGTGGATTTAAAAAGCTAAGATTAGACTATAAAAATAAATTTGCTATATAAATAACTATAAGGTATAATTAAGGTTATTGCTGTATGAAGCAAAGAGAAAGGTGTTCTGGACGAGGGTTCGATTCCCTCCACCTCCACCAGAAAGGATTTTATGGAAAACTTGATTTTGTTAGTATTAATTGTAGTGCTAAACGTATACTGGGTTTATAGTTTAGTTACTTATGATTGGAGTAATTTTGAAAAAGATCAAGAGCAAGCCAAGAAAGATTTTTTCTGATGGGGGTGACTAGGTTTCGACAGGGCAACAAGTAAACAAGTGGACAGCACGGGAATGTGAAACCCGTAGGATTGGGGAAACTCGGTCGCAGAAGCAAAAAACGTAAATGCAAACGACGCACAGTTCGCTTTAGCAGCCTAAACACTGCTTAGGGTTTCGATAGGTTTCCTCGTAACAGAATAACCTATCACTAATTCTAAAAGGATATTCAAATGAAGAAATTTTTAATTGCACTAAACTTAGTCATCTGGTCATTTGTTGGTTATCAAGTTACCGCATATGCAGCTGAACCAGCAAAGAAAGAAGTCCCTGCTGGGCAAAATGATAATTGCGTAAAGAAAGACAAGAATGGTAAGTGCCCACCTCTACCAAAGAGTGAAAAGCCAACACCTAAGAAAAAAGTAGAAGATAAGAAGTAAGCTAAATAGTATACACGAGGGTTGAGAGAACCCTACAAAACTCTCATTTTACACACAACACAGAAAGGTATTAAAATATGAGTAACATGACTCCGTTCGAGATTCGCCTTGAACTTTTAAAAATGGCGAAAGACATGCTTAACGATGAGTACTACGGTAAGCGTGAACAAATTAGCAACGACTGGCATATGAAAGTCGAATCTGCTAAATTAAATGGTGGCACAATTCCTGATCATCCAGGATTTCCTGCTATCCCATCCGAAACAGATATCATCACAAAGGCAACTGCCTTAAATGGTTTCGTTTCAAACATCCCTCTAGATACTAATAAGACTAGCAAAAAGTCCACCTGATAAGGGGTTGGGGTGCATTCGTGCACCCCTCTTACTAACAAGGAGATAACTATGCGAGTATATGCAAAAATACTCTTATCGATCGCATTAATAATATCAATTACTGTAATTGCAGTAAAACAAAATAATGATACTGATTTAAAAATCGCTTATACGGAATTAACTAAAGACGCTAAAAAACAAATTGATTGTCTTGCAGAAAACATTTATTATGAAGCAGGATGGGAACCACCAAGTGGTCAACTTGCAGTTGCTCTAGTCACATTGAATAGAGTCAATGATCCAAGATTCCCAAAAGACATTTGTGATGTTGTAAAACAAAAGAAACAAGGTACGTGTCAGTTCTCTTGGTTTTGTGAACCACCTAAACCAAAGAACCAAAATGTTTATATTAAAAATTTAGAAGTAGCGTTGTACGCATACGCTAATTATGAACGTATACAGGACTTGACCCAAGGTGCTATATACTATCACGCTGATTACGTGAACCCTCGCTGGAAGCTGGAAAAGACTACTAAAATTGGTAGACATATATTTTATAAGGATTATTAAATGATGCAAAAACTGAATCTGCAGTTAAAGGATGAGCAATCTGCACATTCATTCTTTATATTGATGGAAGATATTTCATTATCTACCTGCAAACAAGCCATTGAATGGATCCTTGAAGCAAACTTTTCTGAAGAGCGACCAGATATGTTAAACCTACTTGTGTGTTCTCCAGGTGGTGATTTAAATGCTGCATTTGCTCTAGTTGATACTATGCGTGGTTCAGCTATTCCAGTTCGCACGATTGGTCTTGGTCAAATTGCATCCGCAGGATTGTTAATTTTTATTAGTGGTGAAAAGGGTCAACGTATTCTTACTCCAAATACTTCAATTCTTTCGCATCAATATTCTTGGGGTGCTTTTGGTAAGGAGCATGAGTTGTTTGCTACTATTAGAGAGTTTGATTTAACAACCAAGCGTATGATTGCTCACTATAAAAAATGCAGTGGTCTTACAGAACAAAAAATTCGTGAAGTATTACTTCCACCGCAAGACGTTTGGTTGTCTGCGCCAGAAGCTAAAAAATTAGGATTGTGCGATGACGTTAAAGATCTTAAGTAATTATATTCGTTACTCTGGTATTTGGGTTACCTTTGGGTTAAACCCACTTCACTGGAGTTTTAAATTTGAATTCATGCATCCTGACGAGTTAAATCCAAAGATGCGTGGAATCTACTTTGTACTGGCATTTGTGTCAGTGCGTATTGTTATTGATGATGGTTCTTGGTAAGGAGAAAAGTATGGAACGCAAAGATATTATTGCATTAGTTTTTGGTGTAGTTTTAGTTGCTGTAACTGCTATTATTTGCATGACAGTTTACAGTCTGCAGAGAAATACAGCAATGAAGTCAAACATTGAATCTGCAATTGTAAAGGGAATTGATCCTATTGCTGTTCGTTGTGCTTATGGATCAAGCGATACTCTGTGTATCGTTTACGCATCTACCCACAACAAAGAGATCCCGAACTCTAAGAAGTAATCCGAATAACCCTCAGTTCTTGAGGGTTATTTTCCCCTTTAAAATCAATGACTTACGTGAGGGGTTTACTTTAATTCAATTTCAGCGTATAATAGTTATATGATGATTGAAAAGGAGTTGTTATGAAATATCGTGTGATTGTGAATGGTGTGTCTTTTTATACTACTGGTGCTGCAATTAAACGTGGCGTTGGTGATTCTGTGAGCGTGAATACAGTTGTCCGTGAGTTGTTTGAAAACTTGTTTAATGCAGTAGGTATCTCTTCAACTATGACTGTGTATGACCATAAGATGAATCGTGTTTCCTACGATGTTCAGATATCCAAAGTTTAACTTTACTTTAATTCAGTAATCAGGTATAATTATATTATGATGATTTTTACCACACCACAGCGTTCCAAAAAACGTAAGCCTACGGCAAAGCAACGGGAGTTGTCTAATTCTTGGAACGATATGTTAAAGAAGTATGCCACAAAGACTGTTGTGAAACCAAAGCAACAACTCAGTGACGTGTACTCACTTGGAAAACCTGCTTGTCGTGAGACACCTAAGATTCCAAGTCTTCCCTTCTCTGGTGGTTCATGCACCAAAAAAGATTCACCAGTGTATACAGGTACCAAGATCAAAGGTATCGGTACAATGCACAAGTCAAATGCAGTTCCTATTTTTTCTGATGAAGAAGCAGTGGACATTGCCACTATGAGGAGATAACATGAGCGAGTTCTGCGTAAAGTGTGCTGAGAAAGAATCTCAGATGGAAATTGTGATAAAGAAATACTATGATGAGATTGAAATTCTCAAGAAACGTATTGAGAAGTTGGAAAATGAAAATGATGCACTAATTTTAGATGTAGCATTTTATGGTGGTAATATGATCAACTTGTCTTGTGATAACAAATAGGAAATTTATAATGAATGCAGCATATCAACAACTTGTAACAGCCAGTGCAAATAATGATAGACAAACTATTAATGATGTCTATATTTCTTTGCTAAATCAAAAAATGAAGTTGGACAAATTCTTTAGTATGTTTCTTGATAAACTTGGCGACAAGATGGATCCTGATGAAACTGATACTCCAGTCTGGAAGTTATACCGTGAAAAGACTAAAGAGTATTCTGAGTTGGACAAAACAATTAAAATTGCCAACTATTACTTAAAGAAGAACTAATATGTTTAGAACATCAAATGAATTTTCTTTACACATTGAGCAGATAGTTAAAGAAAAACGCATATCCCATATGGATGCTGTGCTTGAATATTGTAAAGAAAACTTTCTTGAACCACAGGATATTGCTAAACTGGTAAACAAGTCTTTGAAAGAAAAGATTGCCATTAATATGCAGGATTCAAACCTAATGCCAAAGACAGCAAAACTTGATATTTAACTGAGAGAAACTTGTGGACGGATTTAAAGCCTACAAATATTACATTGCAATTAAGCTGCACTTTACAAAAGATAACTTTGATGTTTTTAAAAATCGTGGCAACGTAAAGGGTACTCGTGAAGCATTTAATGCTAGAAATGATCGTTATATGTTTGAGAGACTTGCAAGAAAGTATCCAGTTGATAAAGATTTGATTCAGTACTACGTTGCAAATTTTGCTTATGGTAATGATGCTGCTATCTATTCCTCTGAAGAAGCTGAAACTAATTTGTTGGAATGGAATCGCAGAAAGCAAAGTATTACAAAAATCTTTGCAGATGATTGTAACAAGATTCTTATGGATGCTTGCAAAAGTAAATACAAAGAAGACTCAATATTTAACTTGACGAATAAAGGATATTCAAGTATACTTAAATTATTCCTTGGTAATCAGATCTCTCTAGAAAGCCTAAGAATAATTGATGACTTGCATCCAGTGATTGATTCTTGGAAAGAAAATTCATCTATGGTTTTGTTATGGGAAAATGAAATTCGTAGGATTGAAAAGTCCAAAGGTTTCGTTAAATATGATAGTGATAAAGTAACAAAAGTTTTTAATAACTTCATTCAGGAAATAAAAGAGTTATAAGATGGGCAAGACATATCTTAAGAATCAAAAATCTTATGATGAGCAATCCAGTAGTCGTTCTGGAAAGCATGCTAATCATGCCAGTGGTAAAAAAACTGGTGGTATGAAAACGCTAAATAGTTATGTTGAAGAAGATTATGAAGATCCGTTCCAAGATGATTTTGGAATTGAAGATAGTATTTCTATTCAACATACAAAAGACGATACGACAAATACACCGTAATATTAATATAAAGGAAATACGATGGACATTCAAACACTCCGCAAAATGCGCAACTCTGACTTTGGTGCTATCTCTAGCGCATTCGACAAAGTCGCCAATCCCCAAACCCAAACCAAGTCATACGCTGACGATCGCTTCTGGAAACTAGAAGGCGACAAAGCTGGCAATGGTACAGCGACAATTCGTTTTCTGCCACGTGTAGAAGGTGATGAGTTGCCTTGGGTACGTATCTTTAGCCATGGTTTCCAAGGACCAACTGGTAAGTGGTACATTGAGAACTCACTAACTACTCTTGGTGAGAATGACCCTGTTGGTGAACTCAACACCCAACTGTGGAACTCTGGTTCTGATGCCAACAAGAAAATTGCTCAGGCTCAAAAGCGTAAGCTAAGTTTCATTGCTAACATTATGGTTATTAGTGATCCAAAGCATCCAGAGAATGAAGGTAAAGTATTCTTGTTTAAGTTTGGCAAGAAAATCTTTGATAAGATTATGGACAAAGCACGTCCAACCTTTGAAGATGAAAAACCAGTAAACGTGTTTGACTTCTGGGAAGGTGCTAACTTCAAACTGCGTATGCGTAAGAAGGATGGTTACATTAACTATGATGAGTCAGCGTTCAGTGACCCAGCTGCTCTAGCCAATGGCGATGAAGAAGATATCCTACGTATTGCTAATTCTCAGCACAAGTTGGCTGAGTTTACTGATCGTAAGAACTTTAAATCTTATGATGATCTAAAGAAGAAACTTCAAGAAGTTCTTTCTGGTGATGCGTTCGCAAGCAAGTCTGCTGCGGAAATTGCTGAAGAGGAAGATCGTCCAGTTCGTGCCGCAGCTGAACCACGTTCAGTACCTGCACCTGCTGTAAAGGCATCGTCAGTTGTTGACGATAATGATGATGACGTAATGTCTTACTTTGAGAAGATTGCTAAGGAAGACTAAACAAATCCCATGCATGTACTAAGGGGAGCTTCGGCTCCCTTTTTTTATTATGCAAATCTGGTACGTACGTATCGGTTCATAGTCTGTTCTTGATTACGAACAGGCAATTGAATAACTTGTTTAGTATTAGATATGTTTGTAGTTGGAGCATTAACTGCGGTATTGCTACCACCTGAACCACCACCAGCTGCAGTTCTAGCACTATCGTTTGCTGCAGATTGAGAAGAAACTGCATTGGCTGAACTCATGGCTAAGCCCATAGCTGCAATTTTATCAGTAGGTAAAGCAGCAATTGCTTTTATTTTGTCAGCATCTATGGAAGAGAATGCCTTTAAGCCGTTACCTAATTTCTCAACACCGATACCAGCTTTTTCAATATTAGCTCCACTTTCACCGAGAGCAATAATTTGATCCACTGGGGATTTCTGTCCAGAAACTTTTGATAGTAAACCACCAACTAAGTTACCTACGCCAGCAACGGCATTTGCTGCTCCAAACGTAGCCATACCAGCAGATACTGCCAACAGTCCAGCACCTACTTGTATTAAATTCATTCCGTCAATAGAAGCCAATCGTTCAATGGCGTCAGTTATAGAATTTACAATTGCCACAATTCCTTCAGCGATACCAGAAATAATCTTTTCTGCGGCATTACCAAATGCTTCAATACCAGGTGCTGCCATTTCAAGTGCTTTACCAATACCCATAACAGCCAACGTAACAGCACCAAGACCAATTAGAGTAGCTGGGTTAGCCAGTGCAGCTAGTCCTCTGGCCAATCCAAATAGTAATGCTTGAATTCCTGCGCCAGCACCTCTACCCAATCCAGCAAGACCACCACCAAGAGATTTAAGAGCAAGACCAATACCACCTAAAATTCCACCACCACTACCTTCGGCTGGTGCAACAGATTTGGCGGCATTGCCACTTGCAGTATTCTTTTCAATCTTTTCAAGAAGAGCAGTTTGTGCTTCATCTCTACGAGCAGATTCCATTTCTTCTTCAGAAACATTAACTGCATCATTCTGTTCTTTATTTGATAGCCCAGTACCAGCTGGAGCAGCTTTGCCAACTAAACTAGCACGTATATCTGTTTTGGCAAATGTATCAGATAAAGTTTCACGCTTTGAAATAAGACGCTTACCTTCTGGAGTAGCAGATAACTGTTTTTCAGTTAAACCAGTTTCTGATTTTAATTTTTCAATCTCACCTTCATTGGTTTTAATTTGTTTAGCAGCAATATTTCTTGCAGAAAAATCTTGACGTAACTCTTTGTCTGACTTCTCGCTACCAAGTTTTCTTTGTTGTTGAACAAACTCACGCTCAGCTATTTTCTTATTCAAGAAACCACCAACGTTGACTGCTTTAAGAGCAGTAGTCTTTAGTGCACTAACAGAACCAAACTTATCACCTAATCCTCTGCCCATGTTTCGAAATTTATCACCTAGCGTATCAAATGTCTTTACAGTTTTAGCAATATTACCAACAGCCTCAACCATTTCGTCACGAGCAATTTGAGCTTCTTTAATAGATTCGAGAGATTCTGCCGCACTCTTAGATACTTTTAAAGTTTCTTTTTGAACCTTAAGCATCTCTTCATTATCAATGGAAGAACTTTTTACAGCAGGAGTTATTCCTGCAAGTTGTTCTTCTCTATTCTGTTCCATAATCGTTTGCATGGAACGCAATGAAGATAAAGATTCTCGTTGAGCTTCTAGTAATGATTTAAAATCACTAGATGATACGTGAATATTGATAGGTGGTTTGGCCATCTTAGTTTACCTTACTTTCGTTGTGCATCTAATCTTTGTTTTTCTTCTTCTAGATATTTAACTAGCATAGCAACGTAAATCTCTCGCTCAAACGGTATCATACTTTCAAGTTCGGTCAGCGAGTATTTGTGGTACTGCATCAAAGCAAAATTCATTTTGTAATAATTATACAAAGTGTCATGACAAAGGTTTATTAAAAAAAACTTTGAAGACCCTCCAGGGTCTTCTTATGATGCTTTTTACATACAGGACAATCGTACTCAACATCTTGCTTTAATCTCGGCATAGTCTCAAAGAACTTTTGTACTTTGGCAAATTGCTCTGATGTTAAGTTGTTAATAAAATCTAATAGTTCTTGTTGAGTTTGCTCTTTAGCGTAAAACAACTCATCACCTTGATAGATGTAATCGATGCATTTAGCAATTATAGTAAACAGATCATCAAGGTTTTCTGTGTCTAAAACTTGTAACTGGTTCAATACTTGTAGAGTAGGGTACTTCATAACAACACCTACATCTCCGAACAATGCAATGTTAGCTTGATGTTCTGGAGACTTTTCTACAGCAATCTTTGTGATATCAAAAGAGATTTGAACTCTGGCTTTTTCATCATCACACGTATCGCATGGAAAAATTAAATCAATAGTTTCACCAACTGACTTCGCACGTAGTTGAGTGAAGATATATTCTAGATCGAATGTAGCTAGATCATCTGGATTAATAGGCTCAACAACGCAAGACTTAATTACATCTTTAAGAGTGTTGATCATAGTCATAGGATCTTCACTCTGTTGAGCAATCATTAATGCTTTTTCTTCACGAACTAGAAATGGTCTATATTTAATTTCTTTTCCACTAGACGGAAT